TTAAAACACATTAATTTAATAACAAATAAAAAAATAGAAAGATTATTATATAATGATTGTACGTATAAACGTTATATATTATATTTAAATAAACCAATAAATCAAATATTATTACGTATTGCAGGTATATGGGAATCTAAGGATAAAATAGGCATAACTTATAAATTTATTTCGCGCTAATTATCAGAATCTACCATAAAATTATCTAAAATAGTTTGTTGAATCCCTATTATAAACAATGAAAAAACACCAATTATATATAAAAATCCAGATATTTTTCCCTTATCATTATTATCATATAACAAATTATATAACATTAATAAAATAAATGATAAAATCATTAAATTTGAAAAGAATGACCATGAATAATATATATTTGGTATTTCTTGTTTATTAATTCGTTCGAAATATTTATATGATATAGTTGTATCCCATAATAACATCATTATTAATAAAGATAATGGATAAATCGTTTCTTTTTGTAATTCTAAATCAATACATAAATATGATATCAAAGAAATAATAATAATTAAATTACCCCATATAGATGTATTGGCGCTTCCAAATGCTCCATCATTTGAAGAGATAAACATACCTAATATTAATTTAGTGATTATACCTATCATTGTAAATGTTATCAATACAACCTTTGGAAAAGATACATAACTTGTTTCTCTATTCATATGATAAGATTATATTTTTTTTGTAAATATTCTTTTATATCTTTTATATCTCGGCTTTCTATCTCTAATTTATAAAATTTAGGTTTCTTCATCTTTACAGTTTTATGATAAATATAATCACCATATTTACCGGTTCGTATACTTGTATTTTTATCTATCATTATATTTAAATTCATCATAGTCTCTATGAGTTCATTCGGAAACTCTTGTTCTTCTATATATTTTTCAATATTATCATAATATTCCCATTGTAATAATGACGTTGTCTTTTTATTATATTCAATATAATATCCAAATTGTCCCTGTTTAATTATGACCGGGTGTTTCTTATATATACCGCAATGTAAGCTTTTTTGCTTACTTTTTATACGATCTATTACCACTTCTTTGTCTACATCGCGTTTAAACTCTATAAATATATCTTTCCAATGTCCGGTTTCTTCTATCTTATCTAATTGTTTTTCCATTTCTTTTGTGTATTCATAATCAAATAAATGATTATAATATTCGTAGAATTCTACTACTTTTTTTCCTGTTTCGGTTATACTTATTTTGTTAGTTTCATCGTTAGAGTTAGAGTCGCATGACTTTGTTACTTTGTTATCCATGAAAATATAATTTGTAGTTTCAAATACTTTTCCATTTATTTTACCTTTTATAATATAATTTTTATCATACAACTTGGTTAATATAGATGAATAAGTAGAAGGTCTACCTATTTCTTCTTTTTCTAACTTTTGTATAATTTGTGATTCACAATAATGATATACTGGCTTTTCTAATATTTCTTTACACGTTATATTGTAACATTCTATATTTACTAATAGAGACAAATATAGTTTATTTGTCTCTGTTTTGACGGAATCTATCTTCCAGCCTTCAAATATAGTGGTTTGTTCTTTATATATGAAATATAAATCCATTGGAGCATTCATTTTATAATGAATATGTTCCATAATACAATCGCTCATGGAAGTTTGTAAAGTATGTTTGTATATTAAATGATATAGTTTATTTATCTGCTTTGTTTCGAACGACGTTTCTTCTATAGTCAAATCGGTTACACGAATCCCTTCGTGAGCCTTCTTTTTTGAATCCGGTATTTCTTTATAATATTTGTCTCCGTATTTTTTTTTTATAAAATGTTCTAATAATGTCTTGAATGTTTCGCTATAAATAGGGGTATCTGTACGCATATAAGTAATACAACCATTTTCATATAAAGACTGAGCATAACTCATTGTCTGTGAAGGACTATACCCTAAAACTTGATGGGCTTTTTGCTGTAATGAACTTGTTATTAAAATAGTAGGTCTTTTTTCGGTAGAACTATGCTTTTCTACTGAATTTATTTTAAACACATAGTCCTTACATAATTCTAAAAAATCAGCATTTTCTAAATATTGAGACAAATGAAATTTTATTTTTTTACTTGTAAACAATCCTTCTATCTTATAGTGTGTTTTTTTACTTTGTTCATCATATTCTTTTTCTTTTTGATAAATCATATGTAAAGCTGGTGTTTGACATCTACCAGCGCTTAATTTATTCAATATATATTTCCATAATTTAGGCGATATAGTAAAGCCAATATACAAGTCTAATAACTGACGGGTTTGTTGACTATATACTCTATTCATATTCAAAAAAGACTTATTCTTTATAGATTCATCTAAAGCACATTTTGTAATTTCACTAAATAATATACGTGGAGTTGTTTCTACATTTAATTTACATACTTTACAAATGTGCCACCCAATCGCTTCACCTTCTCTATCATCATCTGTCGCTAGAATAACGCTAGAAGCATTTTTTATTTCTTCTTTTAACATCTTCACCACTTTGGGTTTTTCTATCTTGTAATTCACTTCATAAGTATCCATGTTTATTTGTTCTAATGAAGTGAATGAAGTTATATGTCCGCAACTAGCAACAACTTTATATCCACGCCCTAAGTAGTCTTCTATTTTTTTACATTTTGATGGTGACTCTACTATAACAAGCGTTTTCATTATAGTTTATATATATAATTGATTATATCAATTTTAACCTAAATACGATTAACGAGTCAAATATGGATCCTGAGATATACAAGAGACGTATCTTGTTATTTTGTCGAATTTATCACTCTTTTTCGTGTTATACTATTCTTGATTTTTATTTTTTGTCTCTTATTTTTTACAGATTTTCTTTTTTGTCTCTTATTTTTTACAGATTTTCTTTTATAACCTCCCCTATCTGAATTTCCATTATTAAATAGGGGTTTTAATTCGGTATTTTCATAAGATTCATCATTTTTTAAGATATATACTTTAAAGTCTGAACCTGACTGACAGTGGTTTGCTGATACATAATCTGCTATATCCATTGTTATACCATAATCTGTATTTTTGAATGAGGCGGTTTTATTTAATTTAGTAGTTGTCTCAACTATTTCAAATAATCTTCTATTTGAATCAAACATATGATACAAATATTTACATGGTATCAAAAATGTACCATTACCATTTAATTTAACAAATAACTCTTCGTAATCAAAACCAGTTGATTTACATTCATACATCCATGAATCCTTGTTCAGAAGAGTTTGGTTTAATGATTTTTCGTCAAAGTGAAAATAGTTTTCCTTAAATTTGAAAACGAACTTTTTAGATTTTAATGCAGTCTCTACCGAGACTTCTTCGCCCTCTACAATATCAAACGACATAGCATTTGGATCGTGTATAATTGGTCCGTTAAAGTCTGTAGGTCGTTCAAGAGAATGCGGAATAAGAACAATTTCTTTGTCTCGGTTTACGTAATAATCATTTTTAACCACATATTTAAATGGTAACATTATAAGTTCTTTTATAATTTCAGACGAAGTATTTTGGTCGGATGAAAGAAAACATTCTAATTGGTCTTTTCTATCCAAACTATCTGGGTCTATCATTTTAGGATTTAATAAAAGACATTTTGAGTTTTCTTTATAATATTCAATTGTTACTTTATGTGCTTCTTCGTATTCTTCATCGGTTAAGTTTAAATCCACCATCTTGTCTTTAACTTCTACCCATGAAGGACATTCACCTATACGTCTATTTAATAAATAAGGAAATGCTTCTTTCAAACGTGGGAATAGATTGGTTCGTATACGTTCTACATTGGAGAGAGGTACTTTTTTGTTAATAGCAATTGCTGTGGCAAGTTTTCTCATTACGAAACCATAAAAATACCAATATTTATAACGGAGGATTGATTTGTACACATCTTGTTCCATTCGGCGTTCTAACTTTCCGAGTAATTGAATGTAATAAGGTTCAAACCCCTGGTCCATTAACTCTGAGAATAATTTTTTGAATGAGTTTAATGTAAAATCTTCTAATAAAGATACAAATAATATTAGATTATATTCTTTATATATCGGTCGTCTCAACTCCAAATAATTATGAGGTGTAACATCTATTTTTTTGAATAGATTAATATAAAGTTCACTATATGTATTATTATCCAGTAATAATTCAATCAAACATTTAACAACAAATTCTTCTTCATTATCTATGCGTTTCTTTTTTTTTATTTCATTTTTATCAGTATATGATACTAAATCGTCCCACTGTATCGTGGTTGAATTTATATTTATATTATATCCCTTTTCCATGTATTTTTTTAGTCTGTTATGTATGAACTTATTATTATCACGAAACGATTTATGATAGTCTGGTTTTAATATACCTTTCTTTAATTTTATATTTTCAAAGTTTTGTTTACTTGTAGTATATATTGATGTTCCGTCGTAAAATATTTCGCAAAAGGTTAAGTCGAAATTTGTAACCACTTTTAAATAATCTGTATCAATAATCATAATGTCTACCTTTAATTTTGAATTATTTTTACCCTTAATTTTGAATGAATATCTTAGTCGTATTTTGTTTTTTTTGAAGAAAGAAGCATCGTATTTTGATGAGACGTTTTTATTAAGTATATACATTTTACGAAGTATTTTCATTTTGTAATGACCAGGACCTATAATATATTTTAAAAATTTAATATATTCATTTGACGGTACATAAATATCTAGATCATTTACTTTATCTTTATTAATATAGGATAACAAACTCCCACCAGCAATACATGAATTTGTATTTTTAACTGCGGTGAAAATACCACCCAATAAATCATTATTACCCCCTAAAAATATTTCAAAATATTGTTTTAAGTCATTCGTGTCTATAGGTATTTCATACATATATATATATAATAAATATAAAATGGATTATTTATTATGAATAACATTATGAAGTGGTAAACGTGTTAATATAGAATTACAGTGAATTATAATAAAATACATAATTCGTATAGTATTAATAAATATGTAAATTGTACAATATATTAGTCTCATTTATCCGTGTAAAATTCGTTATACAAATGTAATAATTCCAGAATTATTTTTTACTTCTTCTTTGTTTTTTACCCCCTAGTATGTTATTAGCGGGAATTGGGGTAGTAGTATTAATATTATTACCTGTATGCCCCCATAAATTATTAGCTGGTAGATTAGCAGTATTTGCGTTTAATTGTTGTCTTCGTCGGTTTTCTAGATATTGTTGATATAATGCTTGTTCGTGAATATGTTGTAGTCGGTCTATTTCGGCCCTGCGTGCATTTTCTTCTGGTCCGTAAATGTCTCGGTCTCGTTCGTACATGGCTTGTGGTTGTCCGTACATAGATCGTTCAAATTCTTGTTGTCTTAAATCACTTTCTCGTTCTCGGGCTTCTTGTTCTCTTCTAGCGTTTTCTCGTGCTCTCTCCACTTCTAGGTTCGCCGTTTCTTTTGCTAGATTTAATTCGTTTGCCCTAATACGGTCTTCTGATTGGTTTCGCTTTTTTCTCTATAGATTATTTCAATAGTGGCGTCCTAGCTCGTCTACTTCTTGGGTCATTTTGTCTATTTATTCTTGATTGTTCTTCTAGTTGTTTCACTAATTTTCTATCCGACATACATAGTATTATAATATTTTTTCCAAGAAATATTTTTTGTAGGTGAGACAAAATTATTAGGAGCGTCTTCTAGTTTTTTATCTACATATATTTTTTTTAATAGTAATCCAATCTCATAAGATGCTTCGTGTTGGTCGCTAGTTCCATTTTCAATTGTTTCTAAAACATCTAAAAACTTATATAAAATTTTAATGTCTAAATCATTTTTTAAAAGTTTATTGTATATCAAAGTGTAATTCATGAACAAAAAAAAACATTCTTTCTGTAATTCATTATCCAGTGTTTTGAAATGGGTTGTTTTTAATTTACGTTTTGTATTTTGTATCTTTATTACATCTTCCCGTATTAGCTTACTATGTTTTAATTGTCTTATTTCTTCTGTATGATTTACAGTATTATTTACATCAATCATTTCTTGTAATTTAATTCGCTGCGAATCGTCCATTATTAATATATAATACACTTTTTTATATTTAAATATAGTATAATGGATATATTTCAAATTATGTCTTCGTTAAATCATGATATTTCAGTTAAAACCATTAAAATGTGCGGAGGTCGTAAACGCAGTATAAAAAGAAAAAAAACATATAAAAAGAAAAAAAGAAAGAGTTCATATAAATGAAAATAATATTATTAGGTGGTTGTAATTGGTTAGGTAGAGATTTAATGAATAAGTTATTATCAGAGAAAACAAACTTTCATTTGACATGGGTAGATAATCTTTCATCAGAATATTCTTCACGTCATTTAACATGGGAGTTTGAATATCTAAAAGAAGATTGTTATGACTTTAAATATGGAGACATAACCAACTATTCTTTTTTGAAATCTATTATGAGCGAAGATTCTACGATTATTTATAATATTTGGAGAGAACCAGATTCTATTATTGGAATGGAACATATTACGAATCTTTCTAAAGAATATAATTCTAAACTCATTTATACATCAAACGATACATTAGCCCAGACATTTAAAAAGATAATTCAAAAAAACAATGCAAACAAATCAATTGGCATACAATATACCGGAGAAATTATTGGAAATTATGATATATATAATAAAAGAGACCCTATAGATACAATAGATTATTATAAAAAAATAGGTAATAATATATTGGTAAATAATAATTTTGAATATTATACCATGATAAGCGCCGTTCAATTTATTTATTTTTTTATAATACAGGATATGGATGAACATATTTTAATAAAACAACCTACTAAAATATATTCCTAATATATAATGAACCCTAAGGATTTAACGTCTACTAACGAAAATAAATATGCTTATATGCGTAAAATGTTTATTAAAACTGTTCCAAAAGAAAAAAAAGAAGTTCAGTATATAGATTCTTCTTCTTATATACATAATAAAAAAATGATTTCAATTGGGAGACAAAAAGAAGCCACATTTTATACCAAAAATAATAAACGCGAAATACTACAATCTTTACGCAGAGTTCGTTCTAGATCTTAACGACGTTTTTTTGTTTGTACCTTTTTTGTTTTTGGGCTTTTTTTTATAGCACCAAACTTACCCTTTTTAGCAAAATAACCATATTTTTCTAAACGTTTTTCTTTCTTAGCCGTCATATGTTTTTTACGAGACACAATCTCGCCCCATTTATTTTGTATTAAATCTTTTTTGGTTAATCCTCCAGTGGTTTTTTTGGCATTTCCATGCCATACTTCTGCGCGTGAACCAAATGTTTTCATATATATATTATAAATATAAAATTGAAATAAATGGTTTATTATAAAATAATTATGGATAAAATTACGCTTATTTGTAAACCTGAGCAATCTGGTAAAACATTTGTAATGATACAAAAAATTATTGAAGAATACAAAGAACCTATAGACAATTTAATTACAATAAATTTTATATTATGTGACAATAATCTATTATTAACACAACAAACAAGTGAAAGAGTTCGTACCGAACTTAGAGAATTTAAAATAAATGAGTCGGACGATATATATATTGAATTCTCTTCTCACAAAAGAACTAAATACAAAGATAAAATGTCTGTAATGGGTGCGATTACTTGTTATAATATCACAAATATTATTTGCTGTACCAATTCAGTTCGTATAGATGATATTTGGGATATAATTAATAAAATCAATGAAACGCATGAAAATAAATATTGTTTCAACATTTGGCTAGATGAAGCAGATAAGTATATAAATTTTATTGATAGCACACTTCAACGTCTCGTTGACAAATATGCTAATATTAAATGTTATTTAATCACGTCTACTCCTAAAGATTTATTTGATAAATATAAACAAATAAATGTTATGCCACTTGAATATACAACCACCGATGAATATCACGGGTGGGATGATAATATAATTGAAATTGTAGATGAAAAAGAATCAATCCATAATTATATGGATTATATTATGAATGATATAGCAAAATATAAATTATTACCTGGAACCAAATGGTTTATCCCAGCCGAAACAACAAAGAAATCTCACGAAAAAATAAAGAATATGTCTAATAAATATAGTTGTGCGTGTATCATTATTAATGGAAATGGTATAAAATTAACTATGCCAAACAAAATATGTATTTCATTTAAAAAAGATAAAGAACTGAATAAATCTCTAACACAGATTTATTTAGAATATGAATTAAATAATTATCCACTTGTTATTACTGGACATATTTGTATTGGGCGAGGAATTAGTATTATTTCAAATGACTTTATGTTTGATTACGCTATTATACATACAGTACATAATACACAAGAAGCGTCGCAAATCGCTGGAAGATTAAAAGGTAACATCAAACGATTTCCAAATTATAAAAAGACGATGATTTATACTACTCTAAGTTTTCACAAAAATGCTCAAAAATGGGAAGAAAAATCTAGAAATCTTGCCCGAATAGCGTTTGATAAACAATTAAACGGAAAACCACCTATTATTACTCAGGTTGAATTCAAAACCATAGGTTCAAATTATGACTATATTGTCCACACCGACTTATTTGATACCTATCTAGACGCAATGGATTATTTGGATACTATCATAATTAAAATGTTTCCCGAAAAAGAAAATACACGATTAAAACGAACAAGTCCAATTAAACGAAGATTAACTATACCGGGACAAGACTTGAAAAATGGTTACGCGATTACAACTAAATTAATCAAAAAAAATACTAGCACCCAATCGGATAGAATTTTTATGGAACAAGTAATGAACCCTAAAGCAAAAGGGTATATTGGACCCGGTACTTGTATATCTAGCACAGATAAAGGTTCGCGTTTCCTTATTTTACCAGTATATCAAGATGAATATATACCCCCAAGGGGGGAAAAATACCAATTAAGATATATTTCATTTCATACGCTTCAACCTATATAAATATCTTTCATACGAAGAATATTTATGATTATCGATTACAGTACAGTCACCCGTTTTATGCGACAAATATAAACTAGATTCGACCGTTTTAAAGGGTATATTATTTATAATAAGAACACCGCCTTTGTAGAGGTTCGATTGGCTAGAAGGTACACTATAAATCCTATTATCATTCGAACATGTATAATTCATTATATATACTTTATATAATTATACGACTCATAAATTCCCTAATTTTTAATTTATGATCCGACGTCACATTATTCGACCTTAAAATGACTTGAATTTGCGATATATAATATTGGTAATTACATTTAGTAATTATATACAAATTATTATAAAAATTATGACTAAATATTATATTATATATATTTTGCTTTTTAGAATTTTGATAGGATATTTGCTTACGCTGTTGTATCATTTTTGCTTGTAACATTTTTTTGGATCCGTTGCTTTGTTTACTATTGGTTACTTTAAGACGATTTAACCCCTCACAATTATTACACGGTACATTACTATCCCACATAATTAAATCCACAAAATCTATGTTTGTATTTGAAAACATATTGGTGGTATTTATGCCATCGCGAGCACTAACTATAATAATATATACACGACTAGTAGCTTTAAGCATATATATATTAATTTATTAATAATTTCATATAAAAATAAAAATTATTATTTTTTTCAAAATTTCTACTAACATCCAAACTTAAATTAGATGCTTGTAAACGTATACATCCATTGAACATATTTGTAAAATAAAGACAATTGGGCATATTCCAATTATATATATCTTGATTGAAACTAATTGCATTCATAAATGCAGCAGAAGCATCTAATAAATTATATACATTCCAATCATTTACTGGACTATTAAAACTTGTAGCTCCTAAAAATAATGAATTTATAGTTGTAACCTTGGATACGTTCCAAGAACCTATAGGTTGATTGAAACTGATGGCTCCTTCAAACATAGATTCCATATTAGTTACATTAGATACATTCCACGCAATTATGTCTTCATTAAACGAGGTATAATTCTTAAATAATCCTGACATATCTACTACATTACTTGTATTCCAATTTTTCATATAATCATATTCATTTATTGCTTCTTCATAAGACATATCAAAATAACGTACAATTTCGTGAATGGTATCATTTAGTATAAAACCCCCAGTCAATATTTTAAACTCAAAACTGGTAGCACCCATAAACATATTATTTGTTTTTAAACCTGGTTTTGTAGCACTTATAGGATTTTCACTGAAAACTATATTATGGTTTCTTGTCCAAGATCTTAAGTTTTGGTTGAATGAAGCCGCATCTTCAAACATAGAATTCATATTAGTTACCGCAGATACATTCCATTTATTTATATTTTGGTTGAATGAAGTGGCGCCTTCAAACATAGAATTCATATTGGTTACATTGGACACATCCCAATCTCCAATATAAGAATTAAAACTACTATCTTTAAACAACGATTCCATATTGGTTACATTAGACACATTCCATTTATTTATATTTTGGTTGAATGAAGTGGCGCCTTCAAACATAGAATTCATATTGGTTACATTGGACACATCCCAATCTCCAATATAAGAATTAAAACTACTATCTTTAAACAACGATTCCATATTGGTTACATTAGACACATTCCATTTATTTATATTTTGGTTGAATGAAGTGGCGCCTTCAAACATAGAATTCATATTGGTTACATTGGACACA